AATACCTTAGTTGGATCTTTAACCCAAATTGCAGGCATTGTTTGTGACATCATGACACGGTATCCATTGAATTGACCAGAAGACTGGAATCCTTGGCTACGTCCCATGTAGTCCATTGTACCATTTTGATACCACCACTTTAATTGATTATCCCAAGACAACTTCAATAAGAAGATATTGTCATTAGTATTATCAGTGATGTCAAAGATAATGAATGAATAAGAAGATAATGGGAATCCATCAATGATTGGGTTCTCAATATCATTAGTATTTACATTATCAAATGCTGGGTTAAGTACAAACTTAACGTTAGCAAGGAAAGGAATCACATAGCTAGTGTAAGCAAAACCAAAGTTCAAGTCCATTCCTTGACCAGTGATTGCACCTATATCAGCAGCTTGTATTACAAGTCCTGATGCAACAGCATCTCTTTTGATAGCTTCATTAACCATTCTCATTCCACCCATACCAGTTTGGACAATCAATTGTCTTTTTGGATCTGGACCTTGGAATTCAACTTTACCATTAAAGAAGTTATAAATCTCAGAACGGAATAAGTCTAGGTTGAAGTTATTCTTATTGTATACTCTTTTGAAAGAGTTATCTAGTTGAGACCAAAGACCTACAGATAATCTTAAATCATCTGGACCGTCTTGTCTAACTCTACCACCTTTACCCCACATAAGGTAAGACTCAATGTCATTTGCTACTTTTGTTAAGTGAGCAGCTTCCATTTGAGTAAGGAAAGAACGAGAAAGATCACCATTATCAAATGCTCTCTTTACTTTATCTTTACCCATTACTTTAACCATATCATCTAATGATGCTACAGAAGGATCCACATTGTCTCCAGATGTTCTCCAGATCTCAGTTACTGGTACAGTACCATCAGCATTCATTCCACCTTTGATCATAAGATCAGCTCTAGAAGAAACTGAATAGTGAACATGTGCTTCTGCTCCACCTACATAGTTGTAGAATTCACGGAAACCAGTTCCTGTAGTAATATCAGAGAATCTTTCACCATACTCACCTCTAGCAGAACCTTTTCTAAAGTACTTAGTTCCATTAGTTAAATAAGCAGAATCAAAAGTTGCACTGTTATTATTGTTTACCATTTGTACGGTGTAAACAAAACCATCACCCATTGGAAGAATATCTTCATCAGTAATGTAAAGTTCAGTACCGTTGTACTTATCATATGTAATGATATCACCGTGACCAAATTCTCTACGACTCATCTTGATGCGGAAGGTTGTACCATCTGCACCTCGTGTGTCTCCTGCTGAAGGGTCCATATCCTCAATAACATAAGGAAGATCTCTTGAGACTGGTGTTTGCCACTTATACTCTCCACGAGCATTGTCTACTTCAATTACATTTTTCCCACCAAAGCTAGACATTTGATAAAGGGGCATTTCTACCTTCTGGGACATAGCCCATAGGTCCACAGGACCTAAGTCCATTGGTTCTGCATCCTTCAACATGTTAACCAAGTGATAAGAATCTACGTGTGAACTTGCGTTGTAAGCTGTATCCCGTAGAAAGATACCATTGTTTAATACTGGAGTTGCCATTATTTATTTATTTATTTGTTTACTAATTAAAAACGTTTAAACATATTGTTCTTACGTTGTACTGTTGGTTTTTGAGTAGTTCTTCTTGTAGTATTTTTCTGATTAGAAATTCTAGAAGAACTAGTATTTTTATTTGACTGAGCTGTTTTTAACTGTCTTACTGTGTTTTCAACAGCGGCTTTGCTTCCAAGACTTTTTACTTTTTCTTTATACCCATTAGGATCAGAAAGTAACCATAGTGCTTCTGCAATAAGATCATGTCTTGGTTCTACAAACTGATATTTTTCAAGTAAATGACCTAATAGATTAGTGGGTTTACCTGATATAGAAGGATAACTCGGATGAACTAATCCAGAATATAAATGATTTTGAACTCTTTTATCTAGTTTAATGTCTCCTAATTGACCTTCAGACAAGGTGTGATAAACGTTATCCATATATACTGATGCAGCTTCTTCTTGTTGAGCTTTTTTATGCTCTTGTTCTGCAAGTTGTTGCTGAACAATTCTTTCTTGCATTTTATCTAACTTAGGTTTAAATTGATGAGCTTTTTTACCAAGCTTTTCAATATCTGCCCAAGTTTCAATTTCTTCTTGAATTTCTTCAGGACTCCCAAAATTAGTAGCTGTTAAATATTGTCTTGCAATTTCAGCTTGATGGTTTTCATTATTAGGATCTAGTTGAATTATTTCTTCTACATGTGATAGAGTTCTGAATAAACCTTTCATATCTGTACCACCATCTGCTACATATTTTGCAGCAACCTTTAATTCATCAGGTAAAGAATTAAAAAACTCTTTAGGAGTATCTCGCCTTATTTTACTTTCTTTTTCTTGAAAGTTAGCTTCAAACAATTCTCTAAAATCTTTAGTAGAATAATCTTCTAAAGCTTTATCATCATCAAAACCAAATAAAGTACCTTCCTCTATCATCTTAGCAGCTAACTCGTGTAAACCATTTTTATCTGTTTTACGTCTACCTGTTTTACTTTCTCCTGTTTCCTGTTCAGTAATTGCATCATCTAATTCAGCTAATGCTTCTTGAACTACAGAATCAGGTGTTGAATCAATTTTTTCTTGAGCACTAAGATTTTCAGTGTCAGTTGTAGTTTCAGTCTTGTCAAGGAACGTTGTGTCTATATCTTCTGGTTTAGAAAAGAGATTAGACTTTCTTTCTTCTGGTTCAACCTCTTCTGCTGGTAGCATTACACTCTCAGCTCCAGGTTGGCCAAACATTTCATCAATATCTATATTTACTTCTTCTACCGTTGTAGAGTCTTTTACTTGAGTTTCCTCATTTAATTCTTCTGCCATGTGTCAGTTTTTGTTGGTTATTACTTTAATATACTAAAATAAATCTTAAAGATTTAAAATTACTTACAAACTTTTATTAAAAATTTTGCATTATATAGCTAAATTATTTTTTCTTCTTAGAATTTGAAGATTTAACATCATATTTATTCTTATTTTCTTTGGCGATCTGAAGTTGCTTATCAGCTATATCTCTTTGAGCTTGTATTTTTTGTTCTTCAATAGACATTTTTTGATTATGCTTCATCATATCATTACCTTGCTTTTCTCTTTGTATTTGAGTTTGTTGTTGGTATTGTTCTGTTTTTCTAATATTATCCATCTCATCTTTGAAATCGGATTGCTGATTCTGATCAATATCTTTCATAGCTCCAAAGCCAGAAGCTTTAATTTCAGCTATAAGTATATCTTTTTGTCTGTCTTTTTCTTTTTCCATTGTTTCAGCATCAATTTTCATTTTCTCCATTTGCTGCTGCTGTTGTAATTGTTGCTCTTGCATTTGTTGTTGTTGTTGCATTTGCTGTTGCTGCTGTTGTTGTTGTTTTTCTTCAGCACCTTTCATTGCAGCATTAAGTTCAGCAATTGAATCTGATTGAACTACTTTACCGAGATCATATATACTAGCACCTGTAGTGTTATTTTGCATAGCCATTTGCTTAAGCTGTTCTAATACAGCTCTATGATTTGCAGTAGTAGAAGCAAATATATTAAGATCTCTCATTAACATATCTGTACCATTAATTTCAAAATTTACTTTTTCATCAGCAGATGTAATATATGTAAGTCTTGTTGAAGGTTTAGTACTCTGATAATATTGAGCTAAATCAGTTCTCATCTGATGCACTCTTGGCATTAAATAATCACAATGTTGAATAAAATAAGTTTCTGTTTGAGCATATGATGCATTAGTAGCTTGTTCTACACCAGTAGCTGTCATTTGAGAGATTTGTTGACCCATTCGTTGTGGATTAACACCTATTACTTCATATGCTTGTTGTTTAAAGTAATTAGATAACTGTATTCTAGACATAAGTCTATTAGTCTGATCTAAATCAAGTTTCTGAAAATGCTGAAAGTTTAATGCATTTTCTGTATTTGTAATAGAAGTATCTAAAGGAAGCATCTGAAAATCTTTCATGGCTACGTATGCCTTAGCTAAATTTCCTTTACCCCAATCTTCTCCTAATGAATGTTTAGGAAGTGTATTTTGATCTAACATTATTACAGTACCTAATTCATCAACTAGAATATCTGCCATTTGATTATTAACAATATTATATCCAATTTGAAAAGGTTTCATTAAATCTACAAGTGCTGTAGACTTTGTATTTCTATCTGAAAATACAGCCCCTTCTACTGGTAGTTTACATCCGTACAATGAATTATCACCCTTGAACTGAAAACGTAAAGGTCCTGGTTTAGCTTTATCTATTCCAATATATATAGGACTCATACCAGAAGGATTGTTCATGCCCCAATAGCTAGGGATATTTGGTCCTATTTTAATACCACCCCAAACTTCATTGATCCATATCCAATCTATATGCTCACCAAAAACAATGTTCTCTTTTGTTTTGTTTTTAAACAACCTTGTGTCATATATAGGTTTGTCTGTTACTTTATAATCTTCTGTAATAATTTCATTTAATACTTCACCTTGATCAGTAACCTTTGTAAGATGACCTAATTTTCTTTGTGATTTCCAATATACAGTACTAACTCTAACTAAATATGCACTACCTTCAGTTCTATAATCTTCACTTTGTGAGAGTATTTGTTGAATAGTATCTCCTCCATCAACTATGCCATCGCCCATGAAACTAGTGTACTGTCTCATTGCTAATGAAGGTCTTTGCGTATTCCATTCATGTGATTGACTAGCGTCATAAAAAGATCCATCATTTTGAGTTCCACCTAATGTATATCCCGCAGCTCTTATAGGATAAATAGCTTCTAAGGCTTCAAGTTGATCCTCATCCATCAAATAACCATATTTATCAATAGCATCTGATACAGTTATCATATCAGTTTTACCAACCCAATTTGAATCTGATATATATCGTGAATCAGGAGACTTATGATAAAATGTCAAAAGAGGATTCCATAATTCAACATCATAGTCATCTTCCATCATGCGCATGTGCCAAAATTCTCTATCCGTAATAAGCATATCTCTAAAACCTCGTTCTTCAAGCTCATCTAAATAAAACTTTTGAGTATCAACTTTGTGTTGATGCGTAGCCCATTCTTCTATCATAGATCTATAACTTTTCTTAAAGTACATTTCTATTTCTGGAAGAGATTTTAAAGCTTCAGGATTTAATTGTTGCTGACCTTCTTCAGAATTAGGATCTAAACCTTGTTCAAGCATTGCAGCAGTAACTTTGACTTGAGCTTGGTTCATTAAGGTTTCCTCAACCATTTGTCTTTTTTGCTCAAGCATTTCATTATATGAAAACTCATCTACAGCTCTATAAGTTAATTTAGTAGACCTCTTAGCAAATTCTGCTACAAGAACATTAATTACATTTGGAATAATTGGATAAAATTTTAACTCTAATGCAGACCCCTCATTATCATTTTCAGTAAGCATTGTTACAATATCCCTAGATTCATTGTCTTCCTCAACAATATAATCACTTCTATCAATATGTCCTTTAGCAAGTTTATAATTTTTAGAAAGTCTTCTTGCACTTATTTGCAGTTGTTTAATTCCATTCCATTCTAGCCAGTCAATGTTCCACGCAGCCCACTCATCATTCTTTTTTTTCTTAGGTATAAATTGTAAAGGTTGTGTTACAGTGCCAATTCTATTTTGTTCTACCTTAGCTCCTTTTTTTAACTGAAGTGCATTATATACTTGCATAGTTATTATTTAATGTTTTTAAAAGCTGATTTTTTAAATCCTTTATCTCTTGATCTTTTATTATTTTTTCTACCCATATATCTAAACGGACTACTGTTTAATTTAAACAAATTTTCTGACTTTTGCAACTTTTTAGCCGCGTCATCCCTTATAATCTGTTTAGTATAACCTCTGTTAGATTCTTGTATTCTCATAAAAGAAACAAGTGCTACAAATGATACTAATCTATCCACGTTAACTCCATCTGCATATTCTTGCATTTCTTTGATAAGCATTGGATCGGGAATTCTTTCTATTCCATATGTAGTTTTAACTACAGTACCATCTGGTTTTGTTTCTTGATCCAGCTCTTCTCTAACAAATTCTATCCCGTAGCTAAGTAAATGTGATTTAAATAAAGTACCTGTATTCTTCCAACCATATTCTTGAAATACATTTTTATTAGCACCTAAGTCTTTTAAAAACATTATCTGGCTTTTTGGGACAAGATACTTCTGCTTCTTTCTGCTTATCATATAATTAATAAACAAAGAAATGTTATTCTCAATTACAGTCCATGCATTATACCACTCTATTATAAGCTCTAACCTTTGATGTGTTTGTTTAATATCATCAAATCTTCCACACCATGCGGCTACTATTTTACTTTGTTCTATATAGGTTTCTGTTTCTGTACCCGTTACTTTTGTAACTTCTACAGAATTCTTAACTACATAAATAGAGCACAGTGAATCGGATGTTGTGGTCTTACCTTCTGCTACAGGGTCAATAGAAGCATAGTAGCTTCCAAAGTCTGGCTTTTCTTTATTAGGTCTTTCCCATACTACAAGACATCCAGTTTTATCTTCAGTTTTCTTATTTACAGGAAATTGTTTTATAGGTTGCTTATTACTCTTCTTAACAGTTGGTTTTCCATCAGCATCCGTAGATATATCTAAAAATTCATATGCATATTCCTTTTCTTCTATTCTTCTAGCTTGTGCAGAAAGAAGATGTGTAGGAAATACAGACACAGATCTATTATCAAATGCTTCTTTTATATTCCTGGGATGCTGAGATATTCTTAACTGATAATCTTCTGGATTTAATTCTCTTTTCCAATCATCAAATTGTTGTTGTAAGGCTACGGTAGCTTCTTCTACTTTAGAATTACCGTATTTATCTATGTACGGTGGCATAGACCATTGTTCAGGAATAAATAAACCTGACATACCTTCAGTACCTTTGTGATCTATTAAATTAGTTTCTACAGCATATATATCTTTAGATGTTGGATTTTGAATCATATCCTTAAGAGGATTGCATTGAGATAAATCTCCTACAGATCCTGCAGCAATAAATAACCCTGTAGTTGTAAGCCCTGATCTCATGGCAGGTCTCATGTACTCATAGGTCTTATCCATCTTTGGTGCAATGCCAGCTTCTTCATGAAAAAAGTATTTTACTGGACCTCCTACTCCATTTGTAGGATCTTTCTCAAATGACATACCTTGTATAGTTCCTTTTAAACCTACTTCAGTTTTTCTATCACCCTTTCTAACTTCAATTTTTTGTTGCCACATCATTACTTTACTTGGATTCATTGGTCTATACCAAGCTGTATGTTCATTTAAGAATGCAGCATACTCATCTAAGAATTTCCACGATCCTTTTTCATTTATATAATCTTTAAGACTAGCTCCTATTTTTAGAGTCACCCCTTGTTCAAACCATTGTTGATTTATAAGCTTTGCCATATGATAATAAGAAGATGCAATCTGCCTTTTCTTTAGTATAGCAACATGTTTAAAATTTAACTCTGCTAGCATCTCGTATAATGCCATATGATACTGAGCATCTCTAATGTCAGCAAACCCAAACTTTTGTATCTCTTTATTAAAGATAGGTAAGAAATTTAACCACATGTAGTAGTCTCTTGCTATATACCAAACCTTGTCTCCTGATTTATATATTACACCCTTTCTACATTTCTTTTTTTCTCCTTCCCAGTAATTAATAAAGTCTCTTGATTTAAATGGGGCTGCACAATAAAAACCTTGTGTATTAAACCTAACAGCTTCTGCATTAAATTCTTTAGATACATTATCAAACGCATACTGACCAGGCTCTTTAAATAAATCTCTTACATAATTTGCAAAGTCTTCTCTGCTATCAAAGTCTGTACTAGTCCATGTACCATTATCCCATGTAGGGATATCTTGATATATTTCTGTATCATTGGTCATATCCTAAACCTATTCCACCTCTTACATTACTTTGCTGTTCTTCTTGGAGATCTTTATAAGCTCCTTTAAATGATTCTCTAATCTGCTGATATTTAGCAGCAGCATTTACTAAAGAGTTAATATTACCATCTCTACCATGTTCTATAGGTGTAGTTTCCATATATCTACCTAATCTATCTAACATAGCTGCAATACCTTTGTATGCTCTAGATGTTGGTGTTTGATACATCTTCTCACAAAACTTAAGCGCTGCCCATACATCATCATCTTCTGTAGAAAACTCTCCATCTACTTCTTTCATTATTACTTCTTCTTTCTCATGTTCAGGAGTATGAAAGAAAGGATTCATGTCTGGGTTAGGGCATGTCATATAAAATAGATACTGATAGATTTTTAAGTGATCATCTGGATAGTTATCCATTATATCTTTGAGTGACTTTAATGTATAGCAATGTTCTGTTGGAACTACTTTACCATTTTGTATATCAAATAGTTTTGCAATCATTTCTTTTTTAGTTTTTTTCTGTTGTCATATAAATAATGTATTAAAGATATGACCTCATCTTTTAAATATGGAACAGGTATTGTAGTCAAATCCTTTAACACAGGATCCCCTTGTTCTGTAAACTTAGTTATAGGATACCCGTGTTCATCTTTACCTTCCTCCTCAAACTGAACATGATGTATAAACATTCCACCAGGTCTAAGTTTAGGATTATGCTTTAATATAATATACATATAAATACTGAGCTGTAGAGCATAATGATTAAAAT